TTTCAAATCTATTTGTAAATACATTATGCGAAACTTCATATGCTTTGATATGCTCGTACATTGTATCTATAGTATTTCCATCTTTATCTGTTCGTTCTGTATTTGGATGCTGCCAAGATACAAGTAAGTCTGTTCCTCCAGTATTTTCTTCATTATTTTCACTAGAGTTTTCTGTTGTATTTGATTTTACAGGTGCGACAGTTACATCTATTGGATATGGTACTCTTTCTGTATATTTAGGTGGTCTTGTAACATCTGGAATTGTTTGAATATCATATCCTTTATCTACAAGATCAAATTTTCTTTCTACATATTCTAGTGCTGAAATACTAAAAGTCATATCATCAGTATTTTCTGTAATAGATTGTACTTGATACTCTTTTGCAGAGCCAGCAACTTCTTGTCCATCACCATTAATCTCTACAATTGCCCACATACTATTTTGAGCAGGTGCAGAAGTAAATGCGGAGGCTACAGTCACGTTGCTAGCAGTATAGGAGTCGATACGTTGTACCTCTACTCTGCTATCCCCCGACCATACTAGATCAAGTGCATTACCACTATCATCGACAGCATTTACTGTTAATGCTGATGAAGTAATAGCAGTATTTGTTCCACTTGTGTTATTTGCATACGGAATGTAGTCTCCGACTTTGTAAGTTGTTCCTAATATAGTAGCACTATCTTGTTGTAGATAAGCACCACCGTCTGGATAAATAAGTTCTAAATTAAATGTTGCTGTATTAGATAAGTCTACTGCATTATCAATCTCAATAGTTGTTGTTGTAGATCCTGTTGAAACTCTACCCCCAAATCTTATATTATTTCTATCTGCGTCTTGTACTTTTATAACATCTCCAGGAGATAAAAACATAGCATTTGGACCAGTTGCAAATGATACTACTTCTTTTTCTAAAAGTTCTGTCAGTTAATGCCATTTACCATACCGTATTGCTTGTTGTTTTGAAGTACACCCAAATGCAACAACATCTTTACTACGTATATTTCTAGTTTCTAGTATATTATCTGTATCTTCTACTATTTCAACTACTTTTTTATAAAATTGATCTGGATCGTTCCAAGTTACTCTAATAGTATTATTTCTGAATCTATTTCTTGAAGTTTGATATGTAAAGAGACCACCAATAACATTTCCTTTGTTAAAGGTATAAACTGCATTTTTCTTTCTATTTTGAGAAAAAGTAATTTTACCATTTTTCCAATACATCATTCCTCTAAAAATAGATACGATGTCTTTTAAAGCTTTTATTGCATCAGCTGTTTCTGTAAACCAAATATTTGCTGTAAAGCGAGGCTCATAACCACCTGCTCCATCAGGTACTAATTCGTCACAGTATCTAGCAATTTGATATAGTGAATATTTATCAATATCGGATGCATCAATATAATTTCCTAATCCATATCGAGTATTTGTTACTAAGTCATAAAATACCCATGCAGGGTTATTACAATATACTAGGTCAAAATTTACTCCTGATTTATAAGTATCTCTATCACCTCTAAAACTACCATCCCAATTTACATATGATCCTGTATCTGCTCCTGTAGTTTTATTTCGAGTGTAACTTGCTGTTGTAACTCGTGTACCATCATTATATTTTGAATCTAAAGGAAAATAGTTTGTAGGAACTTTTACTTTTAATCCACGAACATGATATCCTCTTTCTGGTATTTGTTGAAAATCTTGTGAATCAAATATCATTGCAGCATATGCTGTAAGTGGGTATGATAACTTATCTACAAGTAATGATTCGATAGATTGAAGTGTCGAAGGATTATAATGATTCCAATCTCCATGTTGTGCATTTGTTGGAGTTAATCTTTGTATTTTTACTGCAATATCTGTTAAAGGTTGAAATGCTGCTAAATCAATATCAAATACTTCAATAAATGGATTTTTTTGTTGTGCTTTTATAGTTCCACTTGATCCATATCCATCCCAATAGTGATGAACGTTATTACCTCTTGCAGTAATTTCTGAATTAGTTGGTCCATATATAAGTGTTTCTGTATAACTTCCAGCACCAACTGGTTTATGTTGTAAGAATATTCTAAATTCACATCCAGCAACACCCTCTGCTCCAGAGCTTGGTTTCTGTGTGTACATTTGATCAAATCTAAAAGTAAGTTTTAGTTTATCTACTTCTGGAATTTGATTTCCTATGTTCATTTGTGTAGAACTAATAACTACATTTGCAGCACTTGCTGTTTCTCCTGTTCCTGCTTTATATCCGTAAGTTTGATTATTCGCACTTATTAAAGGAGACATGTTTGTTTGAGGAATTGGAGTATTTAAATTTGATACAATTGAAGCAGACCCGATATCTGTTGGAGTTGCTAACCAACTCTGAGAACGAGTTCCTGTTTTAAAAGCGTAAGAAACATTTGCAAAGTTATAAACAGGAGCTGATGAAACTGGATTTACAATAGGAGTAGTTAATCTTACTGTTGTTCCTGTAACATTTACGGCGCTACTTCCATAGGAAGATATATTAGAAATTGTTGCAGTATTGCTAGAAAAAGAAGATACATACCCTACTTTATCAATAGATCCTGAAACACCGTTTGCACTAACTGGAGATACTGAGCTAACTTTTACTGCACTTGTATTTACATAGTGTGAAATTGTAGCAACAAAATCTCCACCAGAGTCAAGAACTCCTGGAATACGTATTTTTTGTGGTGGTAATTGTGGTAAAGAAACATCATCTGCGCTAAAAATTGCTGAGGATGATTCTATTAGTGTTGAGTTAGCTACAAGATTTAAAGACGAAGTCGCAGATTTTTTACCTGAATGAATAGTAATCCATCTTACACCTGCACTTGTATCTAGATCAGCAAAAATATTGCCTGCTCTATCTGTGACTACTGAAGTTGATGCATTAAAATCAGCATTTGCTGTAACTCTGGGTTTGGCATATTGAGTTTCTTCTGATTTAGCAATAACAGGTGTTGTATCTAAATAAACCGAACCTGTTCCATTTACAAGTCCTTCAATTGGACCTTCTGAAATAATATCATATACAACAGCACTTTGATGTAGATTTGGGCTATTTATACGACTGCGTGCAGCAGTAGTTATATCATTTGTATTTGCCATTATACTTCCTCAACCCAATCGTCTTCGACATCACCAAAATCTTGTGAGTCACCTCCGACATAACCACCATCGCCCCAGCTACCTGAAGCACTGTCGGTACTGCTTGTATTTGATCCTACTGATGTATAACCAGAAGGCACGCTTGTTAATTTTTGATCTGCATACCCAAAATTAATTGGTATTCCAGGAACTATAAGTTCCCCATAAAGGAGAGGAACAGGATGACCCATTTTAATATTTTCTTGTGAGTTTCCAAAGAGATAACTCTCTGGTGAATTTCCTGGTGTATTTGGAGTCAGCATATTTGCTAATCCATTTAAAGCTAACAATCCTCCCATTGCTGCGAGAGCTCCTATCATTGCTAGTTCTGCTGCTGTTCCAAAAGCTAATGCTGCTCCCCAAGTTGCTCCTTGTCCTAAAACTAATACAGGAGCATAAATAAGTAAGATTACTCCAACAATTACTTTAAATACATCGCCAATACCAGCTCCAACAGGTACTGGTGTTATATAAATAGTTTTAGTTATTACAGGTAAAAAATATTCTGGTAAATTATCTTCTGTTTCAAACATAAGTTGATCACCATGAATAACTTCTAATCCAATGTCTTTTTCCAAATTTTCAGCAAGATACTCATGGAAACCTTCTGTTTGGCATCCAATCATTTTAAAAATATCTCGTAGATTATTGTCGTGGGATTCCCAATCGGTGCCAAATTTCTCACCGAGTTCTCCCATCAATTTAACTTGGATCATATATCTCTATCTCTTTATCTGGATAGCTTACAATCATGTAAGGTATCTTTAAAAAATCAGCATTATTTTTATCTGCTTGACTTGGTTTACAATCTTGCATGTAGTGACTATGGACTACATATAAAATATTTGAAAGTAATTGATGTTTAACGTATAGCTTTGGGTCAATTTTAAAGCTATTCTCAGGATCTTCGGAAAAATTTTGAGATTCTATGAATACTTTTTTATCCCCTTGCTGAACAATAAGTCCACACATTTCTTTCGGTGCCGCTCTTTTAGCGGCTTCAAATAATTCGTTATACAAAGCGTTTACTTCCAGGGAAGCCTCCAAACGGTAATACTGCATTTGTATTTGTTTTTGCTTTTGGTAAACTGCTACTAGAAGCAGGAGTTACTGGTTGTGCGTTAAATCTCATATTACAAGACTTTAGTCTTTTGCCACAAAGATCACCACGTTTCCAGTATTCTCCAAATGCAGGAGTTTGTCCGTCATGTGTTACTTTTGCTTGCCACAATAAAGTAAAACTTCGTTCCCATGCTGAGTTTGCACTTACATAGGTAAAGACTCCTCCAAAAGCATCATAAGTATCTCCGTTTGAAGGAGAGCTAGGAAATCCTGTAGTATTTGGTGGAGTTATAGTTGTAGAATAAGTTACATATGGATTTAATTTACTATCAGTATAACAATTATAAGTTGTACTCGCATTATAAGTATCATGTACTCTTAC